TGTTTCTAATTATGTTTCAGGTAATGTTCAGGTTTCAGCAGGTGCAAGTCCTAGAGGTACAATGACTGCAAATGGAACTTATACTTTTTATCAAACTTGCACACCTTCAACAGCTTTTTACATTATTGCAAATTCATTTGATGGCTCAATAGACAACGTATCAGTAAAAGAAGCAACAATAGATGGTTTAGCAAGAGTAGATTATACAGATGGTACTGGTAGTTTATTAGTAGAACCTCAAAGGACTAATACAGTTATTTATAGTGAAGATTTTAGTCAATATGATACAGGTGGTAGTACTGCACCAACTTTAACAACAGGTCAATTAGCACCTGATGGAACTTTTACTGCAACAAAAGTAAGTGGTGTTATTGGTAATACAAGTATATTTGCAAGAGATGAATCTTCAACAACTGCTTCAAGAAGTATATATGCAAGAACAGTAAGTGGTACAGGTACTGCAAAATTAATGAGTTATCATGGTAATACTAATAATACCTTTACAATTACTGAAGAATGGCAAAGATTTGAATTGACAGGTGCGATTGCAACAGGTAGTCAAAATTTTTATGCTATAGATTTTAGAGATTATTCTACAACATTAAGTGAACTAATTATATGGGGAGGTCAGTCAGAAGAAGCATCTTACCCTACATCTTACATAAAAACACAAGGCTCATCAGTAACTAGAAATCAAGACCAATACATAAAGACAGGAATTAGTGATAAGATAAATAGTGAGGAGGGGGTTTTATTTGCAGAGATGGCTGCTCTTGATAATGATTTAACAACAAGAATGATTAGTTTGAGTGATGGAGGTAATACTAACAGAATACATATGTTTTATCATTCTGTTTCAAATGAAATAGCTGTAAATTACAGAGTATCAGGTACAACAGAAGCAAGTATAGGATTTGTTGTCAGTAATATAACTAACTTTAATAAAATTGCTTTTAAGTGGAAAAGTGCAGATTTTTCTTTATGGATTAATGGAGTTGAAGTAGGTACTGATAGTAATACTACTATGCTTCCTGCTGACACTTTAAATGAATTAGCATTTGAACAAGGGGATGGAGGAAATAATTTATACGCAAAAGTAAAACAACTACAAGTATATAAGACTGCATTAGGGGGAAGTCCTTATGACGCAACACTTTCAGATGAAAGATTAGCAGCATTAACATCATTATAACATGAACATATACAAACTACAATACACAGACAAAGCAACAGGAGATGCTGACTTACTATCTAAAGGTACTTATGAAGTAGTAACTGAAGAGGGGGTAACACAAGATGTTTACAGAAATGGTACACAAGCTATAGTATATATAGGTAAGATAGTAGAGATAGCAGGAACGTATGATGATGAAGGACACGAGATTACTCCTCCTGTTTATTATGATGGAGTATTCTACGACTTAATGACTACAGAAGAATTTGACTTTGGAACTAATGAGATATTTCCAACAGATTGCGTACATTCGTTTGCAGGATATGAGAAAAATGCTGAGGGTACTGATGTAGACCCTGAAGTAGAAATAGATCAAGAATAACATTTATTTAATTTTATTATATTTGCTTAATGAGTGAACAAGAAAGCAAAGAACTTGGTGGTCTTGCCAGAACCAAAAGAGGTAAAATTAATGAAGTATATAATAACACCCCAAAAGCTAATCTACCAAAAAAATCTCATGCTAGAGAGATGGCAAAGATTAGCAGGACTTCTGTAGCATATGCTTTAGAAGGACAGCCAGTAAAAATAAAGATGGCTTTAGACTTGTTGTTTGATGAAGACCCTAGAGCTTATATAGATGCTATAGCGAAACTGCTGAACTATGCAGTACCTAAACTATCTTCTACAGAAATAAAACACGAAGGAGATAAGAAAATTGAAATCAAATTAGAAGATGGTGCTACTCTTGAAGATATTAAAAGACAACTCAAAGAAATAGAGCAAGATAGTGCTAGTGATATTGATTTTGAAGAAATAAATGAATAAAAAGCAAGAGCTTAAATATGCACTTAACAAAACTCTATGCGAGATGTCTTTCTATGAGTTTTTTAAACAAGCATGGCATATTGTAGAACCTGCTATAGAATTATCTAGTAATTGGCATCATAAATACATCTGTGATGCTCTGCAAGAAGAAGCAGAGAGGATAATTGCTAAAAAACCCAAAACAAAGGATATAATAATAAATGTACCCTTTCGTTCTACTAAATCACTTATTGTTACTGTAATGTTTCCAGTATGGTCATGGATAAAAGACCCTAAGCTAAGATTTATAACCTCATCATATTCTGCTAACCTTTCTATAGAACTTGCTACTAAGAGTAGGGATATAATATTTAGTGAGTGGTTTAAGTCAAGGTGGGGAACAATATTTCATATTAAGAAAGACCAAAACCTAAAAGAAAGATACGAGAATAACCATATGGGTATGCGAAGAGCAACATCTGTTGGTGGTACTGTAACAGGACAAGGGGGAGATTTTCTTATTGTAGATGATCCACTATCACCACAAATGGCAAACTCAGCAACAGAGAGAGATAATGCTAATGAGTGGTATAGAACAACATTTTATTCAAGACTTAACAGTCCAAAAATTGGTGTAAGAATAATTATTATGCAAAGAGTACACGAAGATGATTTAAGTGGTTTTTTGCTTGATAGAGAAACAAGACTAAACTATAATCACATATGTATACCTGCAACTATAGATGGTGATGTAAAACCAAAAAAGCTAGAAAACTTTTACGATGAAAATGGTTTGTTTTGGGAAGAAAGGTTTGGTCAAGATGTTTTAGATGACTATAAAAAGTCTTTAGGTAGTTATGGTTATGCAGGTCAGCTTATGCAAACACCAACACCCCTAGATAGTGGTATGATAAAACAAGAATGGTTTAAGATAGATAGATATAGAGAAGATGGTGTAGTAAACTTTGTAATAGACCCTGCATATACTGCAAATCAAAAAAACGACCCTTCAGCACTACTAGCATACATTTACAAAGACAATAAGTGGCAAATAGTAGATTGTACTAATGTATACAAAGAATTTCCTGACTTAGTAAAATTTATACCACAATGGGTAACTAAAAATGGCTATACAAACAAGAGCAGAATATTTGTAGAACCAAAAGCATCAGGTAAGTCTATAGTACAAACACTAATTAGAGAAACTGGTTTAAATGTTAGAGAAGATAAACCACCAACTAAAGATAAGGTAGCAAGAGTAGCAGATATTTCTGCAACACTAGAATCAGGTAGAGTAGGACTGTTACAAGGTAAGTGGAACAATGAATTTTTAGATCAATTGACTAAATTTCCATCTGCTAAACACGATGACATGGTAGACTGTCTTGTAATGGCTGTAAACAAAGAAATCTGGACAGGAAAAGGTAAAGTAGTATACTTTAGTTAAATTTTTCTGAAATTCTAAAAATTGTGTATCAATTTATGCACTTGTATGTAATTTTGCATAGATTTGAAGAAATTATAATAAAATAAGGTATGGAGTCTGAAAATAAGTACATAAATAAGGAACACGAAGCTATTGTTGAGCAATATGTACTGTATTTAAAAAAGTTGGTTTATTTTGCTACTGAAGATGCAGGTAACATGAAATTTCAGGAATATACAGAGATATTAGAGAGTGTTTTTATGTATTCTAATAATTTTTACGATACCATGACAAAAAAGAAGCATATGGTAGAAGAATTTATGTTTTTGATACCAAACATGGCTTTTTACCTTAGTGTAGGGTTTTTTACAGGATTGAAGAACAGAAATAATGCAAAAGACATAGAAATGTGCATTGATAGGTTAGCAAAGAAAACTGAGAACATAACTGGTGAGCTAACTGACATTCTGATTGACAATAAAGAGAAAATAGAAATAATAGAAGAACTAAACATAGAATCATGATAGAAATTCAAATCAAAGAAGAAAAATACGATATACCAACTGAGTGGAAGGATATTACACTTGAATATTGGTGTGGACTATATAATATTATTAAAAAGTATACTGAAACTGCTGAAGAAGAAGAAAAAGAAGAAGTTGTAGAGCCAAAGTTAGATGAGGTTAAGGTTTTACGAATGAATAGAGAAATATTTAAGTATGTTACTGGTATAAACGATGCTATGCTAAATCAATTAGATTTAGAAAGTGTAAATACTGCTGTTGGAACTATAGGACAAATGATGGAGGAATATAAACCTCAAGGTATAGATAGATTTGAATTTGATGGTGATGTGTACTTTTTTCCAAAGGAATTTCTAAAAAGAAACACTTTTGGAGATTACATAGAGTCTACACAGTTAGATGCTACTATACAAATGATGAAGCATGGTAAATTTGATGTTTTACCAGAACAAATGGCGATATTATGCAGAAAGATAGATGAAGAATACGATGATGATATTATATCCTCAAAAAGTGATAAGTTTAAGCAATTGACTATGGACATCGTTTGGGAGTTCAGTTTTTTTTTGACTATGCAAAGCGTAAAATTAACAAGGACTTTCCAAATGTTTTTGGGGAAGGAAGGGGAAGAATTGGAACAGGCAAAGGAAGAGTTTCTACAGTTGGACTCTATACCAAGTTCATAAAACCATATGGTTGGCTAAATAGCTTATATATGGTTGCAGAGAAAGGTATTTTTAGAGTAGAGGGAATGAATGATGTAGATAGTGTAAAGAATACTAATCTATATAAAGTTTTAACATATTTGAGTTGGAATACAGCGAAGAATGATTATGAGATAGCAGTAAATGATAAGATTCACAACCCAAATAAAGTAATGTAATATATATATGGCAATAACAAGATTAAAAGACATAGTAACAGTATTTGAAAACAAATGGACTTTTGGTGATAGTAAGTTTGGTTATGATGGTGAGGTAAACGAATCACATAGCACACAATATCCTCTGTTACTAATTAACCCACCACTATCTACTATGCCAGAGATATATTCTGGTAGAGAAGAATATGAGTTTGAAATAAACTTTTACAACCTATACCCACAAGCAGCACAGTCTGCAGTAACACTACAACATAGATGGGATAACCTACAAGACTTGGCTATGGAGTGGTTTGACATGGTTTTAAAGAACTATCAGGACAATATAGTAGATGTATACCTAAATGATGAGAGTATAGAGATAGAGAGGGTAAAAGAGGTTGCTAACGATAGATTAGTACAGATTAAGTTTACTTTCACTATGAGTGCATTTTCTAAATGCTTCAGACCAACCTCTACATATCCTTCTGACATTGCTAACTTAGTTACTTGGCTAAGAGCAGATAGTGGATTAACATTTGACATACCTACTAAAAAGATTTCTGCTTGGGCAGATCAATCAGGCAACACTAATAGTGTAGCACAAGCTACTAAATCTAAACAAGCACTAAGATATGGTTATGATGGTGCTAATGACAAAGCAAGAATAGAATTTAATGGCACATCTAATTATTTTGTTTCTGATGGTAACTGTCCTATTACAAGAGATTTTACAATGTTTTTTGTAGCACAAGTAAATACAGATGCTACTGAAAATGCTGATTACTTTAGTTTTGTTAATGGTAGTAAACTAATAACTTTAGGCAGCACAAATAACGAATTAAGAGTATCTTTTTCTGATGCAAGTGGTAATGGTGCTAATTTAACATTAAGTGGTTCTGACACTTCTAACTATCATATTGCTGTAGCTCACTTTCATAACAAGCATATGCATTTAGAATATAATAATACATTAAGTACTCATGTAAATGAATCTAGTTTTGACAATAATACTACTTTTAATGATGCTACATATACTATAGGTTATAAATTAACAGAAGATGCAACGCATTATTTAGATGGTAATATACAAGAGGTTATAATATACAATCATGAGCTAGATAATACTAAAATTGCTAATGTAAAATCTTACTTAAATACTAAATACAAAATATATTAATTATGGCTACAATAAATGGAAATATTTACGATTCTTTTTCCCCAATATCATTTTCTAATTCTGCTAAGTCTTTAAGTTTAAATTGGAGATCAAATTATTTAGTAAGTGCTAATGTGCCTAAAAGATACCAAGTAAGGTGGAATGGTCTAAATGAACATGAATCACCATCTAAAGCAAATGGTACTGGTGTTGCTCCAAATCAAACTGGTGATATAATTAATATGGTTTTTTATGTTTATGCAACAACAAAATTTGAAAATGGTATTTTTCCTAATAATTTAATTAATTGGGACTTAGTAGCAACAATAAAAAAATCAAGAGATATTGCTAATAAACAATATAATAGTAATGCTATTTTAGCTAATCAAAGATTTACTGTTGATATTAGCCAGATATGTCAAGACTTATTGTCTTATAGTTTAGTACCAATAAACAAAGGAACATGGCAAAGTAGTTTATGGGGAGGAATGAATGGTGGACAAACAGAACAAGATAATGTCGCAGAAGATGTAAGTCTATATAATGTAACACCAAATGGCAGTTATAGACATATAAAAGTAGTTGCAAAACCAGAAGTATTATTAAGCACAGGTTTAATTGTAGAAGCAACAGAACAAATTAATTTTGAACCTATAACTGTAATAAACTCAGTACATCAATATGAAAAAGATGAGGTGTGGTTATTTGATAGGTTTCCAATAGGTAATGGTGCAGGAGGGTTTTTAAGTTACTGTCCAAACGACAGTTCTTCTATTGCAATTTTGCCAAAACAAAAAAAATCTGTAAGAGCTGATGAAACTGCTGAATGGTTATATTTTTATATAAGAAGGGCTGCAAAAGCTGCAGGTGTTGCATACAGAGTAAATTTAAAAGTAAATACATCTGATGGTAATACTTTTTATGTAAATGATTTTAAAGATAATTTAGATTTTAATGATGTATCTACACAACAATCTAATGCTTTACAAGCAAGAGTTATTGCTGATGGAGGAGTATTTGAATCTCAGTCTTGTTTAGAAACACAACTGCAAATGTTTGATAGTTATTATGAAAAACAAAACAAAATGTGTGTTCAAAATGTTTCTGTAGATTACTTAAATAATAATGCAAAACAAGCTGATGGCACAGCATATACTGGTAATAAGATTACAGCATCAACAACTTATTACACAATAAGTTTATGGTTTACTGGTGGTAGTTTTACTGAATCAAGAATGTCTGAATATAGATGGTTTAATATAGACAGAGAAGATGAGAAACTACCTTATGATTTTGTAAGATTTCATTGGCTAAATAGAATGGGTGGTATAGATAGCTATACAGCTAAGAGAAGTGTTTTAGAAGGTATGTCTATAAACAGAAATACTATAGAAACAAAAAGTGCCGATAGAACTTGGTATCAAGATAATGATGATAGGTTTGGTACTCTAATACCAGATGCAGATTATATATCTAACACAATGAGAGGTGGTAATTTATATAAAGGTGGAAGAGAGGTTTTAAATGTAAATGCTGAAAGAAACAATAGTGTATATACAGAACCATTAAACAAAAACACAGCTAAATGGTTAGAAGAAATTATGACTTCACCAAATGTGTGGATAGAAATGGACACAGATGCTACTGCAAGAGGTAATACTGTAAACCCTTATCAAAGACCTTCTACAAAAGAATACATACCAGTTATTATAACTAATAGTGATGTTGAAACTGTTAATCAAGAAGCAGGTTTAATTAAGTTTAATTTAGAATACACTTTATCTCATAAAGTACAAACACAAAGCAACTAATGGCAGAGGTTAGACTACAATTATTAGATTATATTTATGATGGAGCTGATTTAGATTGGAACAAAAGTGTTGTTGGTGAATTAGATGTTACATCACATTCTGAGTTTCCTTTAGCACTTACTTTTACTATAGCAGACATAAAAGACATAAATGCTCGTAAAGGTAGTTTCAGTAAAACATTTAAAATACCTGCAACTAAAAATAATAACAGGTTATACAAAAGTATATATAACGCAAATAGCTATTCTGATAATAATTTATTAAATAAAAAAAATTGTAGAATATTAATTAATAATTTATACTCTATTCATGGCTTATTAGAGCTTACAAGTGTAGGTAGTAATGATAAACCACAATACTATTCATGTGTGTTTTTTGGCAACAATATTACTTGGGCATCTTTTCTTGGAGAAAATCTACTAAAAGATTTAGGAACAGATGGTGATGGTTGGGATAACATTAAAGGTACAGATACTGGTAAAGATCTAAAAGTAAATAAAACTGGCATAACATCTACTTGGGTGCAAGATAATGCTATATATAAAGATGGTAATCAAACTACTAACGACATACCTGTAGTATATCCAATAGTATCTTATGGTGATTTTAATCCATCTGGTGAAGGTCAAACAATACAATTATTAAATAGTTCATTTGAAGAAACTGGTTTTGGTGTTAATAAACTAGGTTATTATGGTTTCAATAGTAGTAGTGTAGATTATGGTAATCCAGAACCTGTCTTAGATTGGCGACCTTGCCTATGGGTATACGATGTATTTAAAGAGATATTTGCACAAGCAGGATATACTGTTTCTTCAAATTTTGTTGAAACTGCTGATTTTAAAAAACTATTATTTGCTTTACCAAATTTTAAATACAATAATGCAGGTGATAGATATTTACTATATGGTTTTGAAAGCAGATTTAGAAAAATAAGTGCTAATGATGATGCTTTAATAAAAGATGGTGTAAGTGATTATTTTAATATTAGTCAGTCTGGTAACTCAGGTATTGAATTGACACAAACTGATTTAGTAGACATTACAGATTCAGTTGGCTATACAAAAGATGATGAATTAAATGATAGTGGTCTTAGTGCAAGTGGTGTATATACTTTTCCAGAATATGGTAAGTATGATGTAGAACTAGAAAATTTTGGTTATTGGTATAATGATGTAGTTGACCCTAGTGCTTCTGATGCAGGAGTAGATATTATAACATCTTCATTTCAAATACAATTACAGACTGTTGGCGAATCAACTTGGAATACTATACAAGAAGCATTGTTAGATGATGAATTAACTATACATGATCCTACTGGTACAAATACATCGCCTAGTGAGGGTGTAAGGTATTTTCCTAATTTAACTTTTAATAGATATTTTAATAAAAACGATAAGATTAGATTAAGAATAAAAAATGTATTTAAGCATAGTGGTGGTGCAGGTACTACTTGTGGTTTTAAATTATATTTATTTGGTGCTAGTAATATTTCTGCTAATAATTCACAAACATTAACATTTGATGCTAGTTATGATGGTTTATATAATATTAAATTTAATCCTGAATTTGTTGAGTATGGACAAACATATGATTTAAAAAATGTAATAAATAAAGAATACAAGCAAATAGATTTTATTAAAGGAGTTGCTCATGCTTTTAATCTGCAGTTTACTACAGATGAACCTAGCAAAACAATATTTATAGAACCTTTTGATACTTTTTATAAATCTTTTTATGAAGCAGAAGATTGGACATACAAAGTAGATACAAGTCAAGAAACAAAAGATGTATGGATTAAAGATAGCTTTAAAAGAGATATAGTTTTTAAATACAAAACAGATAGTAAAGATTCAAAAGTAGAACAAAGAGGTAATGATTATTTTGAAAAAATATTAGATGAATATCCATATAAAGAAACACTATCAGATGAGTTTGAAAGAGGTGTAACAACATTTGAAAACCCTTTCTTTGCAGGTACTTTTAATGCTAAAGATAGAGATGTGTCTAAAACTTCTGATCCTGCTTATAATGCTTGTTTATGGCAAGAAAAAGAAGATGGTGGTTTTATATCGCCAAATGATTTAGCAAGACCAGATAAAGGTTATGATTTTCTACCTAGACTTTTATATTGGAAAAAATACTCACCAGATTTATCTAGCAATCCTGCAGCAATATGTTATAAATATGCTACTGCACAATTATTTAATAGTACATATAGTGGTATTTTTGCTCAACAAAATGCTAGTAATGTGTTGTCAGATGTATACCCACAAGCAACATCTATAAATAGAGAGGATGAAGGTAGTATGGTATTGAGTTATGGCAATGTATATGTTACTGACTATGATGATGTAAATAATACTTATTCTGATGCAGTTATTAAAGAGGGATTGTTTCAAACGTATTATTACAATTTGGTTAACATGCTAAAACAAAACCCAAGAGTAAGAAATGTAAATATTAATCTAAACATTAAAGACATAGTAAATTTAGATTTTAGAAAACTTATATATATTGATGGTGTGTATTGGAGAATAAATAAAATAAAAGATTTTAATCCCCTAACTAAATCTACAACAAAAGTAGAATTAGTAGAATGGGTAAATATTGGTGAAACTGCTGCTTATGAACCACCTTTAAATAAATATGATGGTAAATGGAATAATAACCCACCTACAGGAGGTGTTCAAAACATAACAAGAAATTAATTATGTCTACACCTAAAAACCAAATATCAAATAAAGGTATTGCTAATCAAAGTGGATTAGAAGTATATATTATTGTTACTATAGACTCTGTAGAATATCTTATGCCAATTACTATGACTGATTCTTTTGGCAATGCACATAAGGTTTTAAGAAGAAGAGAGAACGAAAAAATTGATGATTGATGAAATTTAATAATACATATAAAGAATTTACTAAAATCTCAAAACTTATCATTAAAGATTTAAGAAGTCAATTAAAAGAACAAAAACACATAGCTTCTGGTAAGCTAAGTAGAAGTTTTACTGGAGTACAAGAAAAAATAAGTGGTGATAATATAATTTTAAATATAACATCTAGTAAGGATTATTGGAGAGTTGTAAATGATCCAAATGTAGCTTTTACTGTAAACAAACAAAACATTATTAGATGGGTTAATAAAAAAGGACTAGATAGAAATTTTGCTAATGCTATATATAAAAGATTAGCTAGAGGTATATATGGTAAAGAAAAAGAAAAATACGTTTATTGGAAAGAGGGTAATACTATACAAAGAACAAACTTTGCAGGTATTGTTGCAAAAGAAAATTCACAAAAAGTAGGAGAAGAACTTGCACAATCTATCGGAGATGATGTAGCAGATATGATAAGAAAAGAACTTAGTAAAGTTAAAACAGCACAAACAACTTAATAAATTATGGCAACAAATACAGAAAAGATAGTAGTACAGGTAGTCGTTAAAGGACAAAAAGACTTACAAAATTTAGAAGGAACAACTAAAAAAGCTAGTGGTAGTGTAGGTGGTTTAGTAAAACAATATGGTTTTTTAACTTTAGGTATTGCTACTGCTGTTCAAGCATTTAGAAACATTAATAAAGTTGTAGGTAAGTCAATTAGAACATTTAGAGATTACGAGTTTCAAATGGCTAAAGTACGAGCAACTACTGGTGCAAGTAATAAAGATTTTGCACAACTATCTAAAACTGCTGAAGATTTAGGTAGGTCTACATTCTTTACTGCACAGCAAGTAGCAGAGCTACAAACTAATTTTGGTAAACTAGGTTTTTCTACAAAAGAAATTTTAAATGCACAAGATGCAACTTTACAATTAGCAACTGCAACAGATACAGATTTAGGAAGAGCAGCAATTGTAGCAGGAGCTGCTGTAAGAGGTTTTGGTTTAGATGCAGCAGAAACACAAAGAGTGGTAGATGTAATGGCTGTAGCATTTACAAGTTCTGCACTTGATATAGAAAAGTTTCAAACATCCATGACTAAAGTTGCACCTATTGCAAAATCAGCAGGTTTTTCAATAGAAGATACAACAGCTATAATGGCACAACTTACAGATGCAGGTATTGAAGCATCTATTGCAGGTACATCTTTAAGAAACATACTTCTTAAAATGCAAGACCCAAATTCTGATTTGGTAAAGTCTTTTGGTAAAACTATACATTCCTTAGATCAATTAGTTCCTGCTTTAAAAAAGTTTTCTGAAGAAGGTGGTGATTTGGCTAAAATTATGGAAGTTGTAGATTTAAGACAAGCTGCAGCTTTTGAGCAAATGATTACAAGTAAAGAAAGGACTGTAGAATTAAGAAATGAATTAAGATTAGCTTCTGGTGCTGCACAAGCAATGGCAGAAATTGTAGGTGATACTTTAGAAGGTTCTTTTAAAAGGTTAAACTCTGCTTTACAAGGTTTAATGATAAATCTTAGTGAGTCATTTATAGGTAGGTCTTTGCAAAACGTAGTTGACAGATTTGCAGGTTTAGTAAATGTAGTAAGTGATTTTATAGATATACCAGTATCAGAAACTTTAGAAAAACAAAGAGTAGAGTTAAATATATTAGTTGGAAGACTTACTGATGTTAATGTTCAAGAAGAGGAAAGAAAAAAATTACTTGGTGAAATACAAGTTAAATATCCTGATTTTCTTAAAAACTTAGATACTGAAAAAGTAACTACAACTCAATTAAGAGATAGATTAAGAGAATTAAACGTATCATTCAAAAACAGAATTTTATTACAAAGAGAAATAGAAAAAGCTAAAAAAGCAGAAGAAAAAGCTGATAAAGCTGTTAATAAAGAATATGATAAAGAAGAAAAGTTTTTAGCAAGATTAAATGAAATTAAAGAAAAATATCACATTACTTTACAAGAAGGTTTAACTTTTCAACAGCAGTATAAAACAGTAATTCAACAATTAGAATTAGAGTTTAATGGACTTGGTAGAGTTTTAGATCCTGCTAGAAGACAAGCTATAAAATTAACAAATAATTTTATAGGATTAAATAATGCACAAAAAAATGCAATAAAAAGCACTAAAGAATATGCTGATGCAGAACAAGATGTTGTAGATTTAGAAAAAGAATTAGGTTTATATGTGCCAGAAAACACAGAAGATTTAGATGAAAATTCTGATGCAAAAACAAAAAATGCTAATGCTACTACAAAATTAAATGATGTGCAAAAAGAGCTTTTATCGTATCAAGAGTATTTAATGGGTCTTGGTTTATTAGGTGAGGAAAAAGCAGCACAAGTTAGAGTTAATTTAATTAAAGAAGAAATTAAAAATTTAAAAAAATTATTAGAAGTACAAACAGGTGTAGGTATTAATAGAGAAGCTATTATTAAAAAAATAAATGAATTAGAAGGTAAATTAATAGAAGATAATCAAGAAGATAAAGAAAAAGCATTTCAAGCAGATGTAAAAAGAGCAATACTTTCTGGTCAAACAGCAGAAGAAGCTATGAAGTCTGTAGTAAGAGCACAAATTATGGAAGCTGTATCAGGTTTTATAGCATCTATATTTAAAAACGTTCCCTTCCCACTTAATTTAATATTAGCTGCAGGAGCATCTGCTGCAGTCGGGGGTTTAATAGATAAGCAATTAAGTAAATTTGAAGATGGTGGTGTGATTCAAGAATTTGCTAATGGTGGTATGGTAGAAGGTAAATCTCATGCAAATGGTGGTGAAAAGTTTGCAGTAGGTGGTAGAGTAGTAGAGTTAGAAGGTGGTGAAGCAGTTATAAATAAACGTAGTACATCTATGTTTAGAAATCAATTATCTGCAATGAATGCAGCAGGTGGTGGAGTGAAGTTTGCTGATGGTGGTTTAATGAATATGCCATCGTTTGCACAATCACAATTTAGTGCAACAAGTCAGGCAGGTATGATGGGTGCAATAGGACAAGGAGGAAGAGTAGTTGTAGTAGAATCAGATATTTCTACTGCACAGAATACTGTTTCAGTTATAGAAGCTGAAGCAACATTTTAAAATTAAACAAATGTTTGTTAATAAAAAAACAAAGTTAGAAAGATTATCTATCTGTAAAAAATGTACTTTTTACAGAAATTTTTTGATGCTTAAAAAACCAGTAATAAATTGGGGATCAAGATGTGCTAAATGCACTTGTTTCCTAGATGCAAAGACATCTCTCTCTGCAGACTGGTATGGTAAGTGTCCAGAAGGCAAATGGTAATTAAAATAACAATATGAATTTACAAGAAATAGCTAAATCTGTCGTTAAGGCAGACAGAGAGCTTATGATAAAAGCTGTTGAAGAAAACAGAGCTTACAAGGCAAATTTTAGCCAACACAAAGGACAATGCATAAACAATATGTATAGTTTGTGGCATAAATATTTTCCTACACAAAAACAAGACATAAACTGTTCATCATGTAGAAATGCAGTTGTAAAGTTCTGGAATACAATGTGTGAGGTATGGCTGACAGAAAACACTAAGAAAAAAAAGAATGTCAAAAAGACAAAATAAAGTAGATGTAGTTTTTGATTATTTAGAGTTGTTAGATATTGAAATATTTAAAAGGTTCGGTGAAACTGCTACACCTAAAGATATTTTAAAACACTTAGTAGAAAGGGGTATGGTAGAACCTAAACGACTAAGAAACTATATGATTATAGCTGACTTTGACAGAAGGTTATCTTTTAATAAAGGCAACAGAACACATACCTTTATGGACTTATCACATAAATATAAGATAAGTGAAAGTCAAGCACAAAACATAGTATATAAATACAGAAAAAAATCAAGAGCATCTGAGAATATCTCTTACTAAAAGTTTTTTCCACAAATTAGGTAGATAAAGTGTCAATTAGATTCTAATTTTGCAAGTATGAATAAGAAATGGTTTAATATACAAGGAAAAGCAACAGATGCTGTTGCAGAGGTTTACATCTTTGATGAAATAGGTGCTTATGGTATTACTGCACAAGACTTTATTTCTGAGATGAAAGAGTACAAAGATACTCCTGTTAATTTACGAATCAACTGTATTGGTGGTGATGTATTTGATGGGATGGCTATGTACAACATAATAAAAAAGAGAGAAGCAAAAACTACTGCTTATATTGAGGGTATAGCTGCAAGTATGGGTAGTGTTATTGCATTAGCTGCTGATGAAGTTGTCATGGCTGAAAATTCTCTTTTTATGATACACAATGCTTGGGGTGGTGCAATGGGTGAAGCTGAAGATATGAGAAAGACTGCATCTATCTTAGAAAAGATTAGTGGTGAAATTGCTAATATTTATGAGAGAAAAACAAGATTGTCGTTAAATAGAATTGTTGAAATGATGGATAAAGAAACTTGGTTAAATGCTAATGAAGCATATGATTTAGGTTTTATTGATCTTATTTCTGATTCTATTAAAGTAGCAGCTAAGTATGATGTTTCTAAATTCAAAAACATTACTACTGAACAAATACATAATAAATTAAATATTAACGTAAATAACAAAAAAATGACTGAAGAGTTAAAAAATTGGTTTAACAACAAAGTTGATGAAATTGTAAACTCTGTAAAAGGAGCTGACAACAAATCAGAAGATGTTGTAACTGAGGTTAATGTTATGCTTTCAGATAATGAAGAAATATCAAACAAATTATCTTCTTTTGAAGCAAGTGTAACTGACTTAAATGGAAAAATTGTTTCTTTAGAAGAAGAATTAACTTCTACTAAAGGAGAAAATGAAACTCTTTCTACTGAAATAGAAAGACTAAATGCTTTATTGAACAAAGCAGATGCTAAAGGTACTGAAGTGGTAACTGAAGGCGACCCTGCTGTAGTTGAAAATAAAACTGTTGATGCTAATGCAACTTTTTACAATGCAATGGCTGAAAGAGTAAGAGCAAAATTTAATAATTAATAATCTAAAATAAATAAAAAAATGGCAAACGTAGCTTTAAATAGTATAGCAGCAACTTATGGTGGTGCTAACTTAAACGAAATTTTTTATGAGCCAGTATTTAGAAGTGATGATTTAATGCGTAACTACAGAGTAATTCCTAATGTTAAGCATAAAATGAATGTTTACACTTCTGCTGCTCTAACAAAAATTGTAGAAAAATATGATGGTTGTTCTAATCTAAGTGGTTCACAAAACTTTAACATTGATGACAAAGTAATTACTGCAGGTAGAATGAGAGTTGCTTTAGAGCAATGTACAGATGCATTCTTTGGAACTTACATTGAAGAAATGTATAGAAATGGTGTAGATGTAATGAATATTGAAGGTACTCAATTAGCTGATGCAATTGTAAATCGTGCAGTTAAGGGTATTGGACAAGATGTAGTAAGACTAGCTTGGGGTGATGATACTTCACTAACAGGAGGTTCTGCAGTAGCAGGATATGGTAATATGGATGGATGGATGAAGTTAATGGGTGCAGATGCAACTGTATTAGCAGCTAGAACTGAATATGCAGGTGTAGAAGCAGCTCCAACAGCAGCAGATGCAATTGGTCTTTTAAGAACAATGTATGATACAGCTCCTGCAAGTTTACAACAAGTTCCTTCTTCTGACAAGAAGTTTTTTGTAACTCCAAAAATCTTTAATGCATATTTAGCAAACTTAGAAACTAATGATACTATAGGAACTTCTGACTTAGCTATTACTAACACACAAAGAGGTTATAATGCTGTTAGCTTTAGAGGTGTTGAAGTTGTAGCTATGTATGAGTGGGATACTATCTTAGCTGATACTAACCCTACAATTTTTGAAAAAGGTGGTACTAACTTTACTAATGGTGCTTGTTATGTTGCAACAGATAACTTAATAATAGGTTCTGATGTAACTGACCCAGAAGGTTCATTTAAAGTATTCTATGATGATTTAGAAGAAAAAATGTTCTTTAGAGGTTACTTCAAGTTAGGTGTACAATTCTTGTACTCTTCACTTGTACAATGGGGAATCATTGAGTAATAACAATAATGTAGATAGAGAGAGTGTAAAAGCTCTCTCTTATTTACCTTTTAATAATTTATAAAAAATAATAATAATATGGCTATAGATACAGGTTTAGGTGTTACTTGTGCAGATTTACAAGCAACAGGTGGTATTAAGCAAATTCTTCTAAGATCATGGGCTACTGGTGATGCAGTAACATATGGTGCTGCAGGTACTCATTCTATTGTAAGCATACTAGAAACTGCTGCAGATGCTAACTGGTTTGTGTATGAGTTTAAAAACGAAACTCCTGCATTAACTATAAATGCAACTAAAGAAAATGGTTCAACTGCATTTGAGTGTGGTTTATCTTTTATGTTACCAAAAATGGATGTTACAAAATTTAGTGAGCTACAAGGCTTATTAGATACTTGCATGATGGGAATCGCTATTGACACTAATGACAAAGCATTTGTTATAGGTGTTAGTGAGAAATATGCTAATGAAGATGTTCCTTCAAAAAATCAAACATTCTTGAATTTAGCAAGTATGGAAGGTGGTACTGGAGCAGCTTATTCAGATGAGAATGGTATAACAGTTAGTTTAATGGCAAGACAATTTGAATTGCCAAGAGAGTATGCAGGTACAATTACTGTAGATACTTCTGCATTAACTGCAACTACTGGAGCTTAATACTAATTAGATAAATAATAGGTATAAACTTAGGTTTTGTAAACCCTATTAATATCTTTTTTTTAATATGTGTGATTGCGACAAAAAAATTGTAGATTTATCACACTTAAAAATTTATACAATTATGGCAACATACAAAGCAAGACTATCTTCTGGTTCAACTTACAAAGGAGATTTTAAAATTACTTGGGCAACAGCGACACAAGAAGAATTGGCTTATGCTTATGAAGAAGTAGGTTTAAATAATTTAATAGAAAAAATAACAAAAACAAAAGATGAGTCAGAAAAAACAAGCAAGAAAAAGTCAAGTAAGAAAGCAGACTCAACAAAAGAGTAATACTTTTGAGTTTGGTGTTTTTGATTTAGCAGTACCACAAAGTGTAGAAGAACCACAAGATATATCAAAGGTACTTACTAAGTATATCCCTTTTGGTAACAACAATTTATTTCCACAATATTTAGCAGAGCTTAAACGTAAGTCATCTACACATAGAAGTGTACTTGCACAAAAGACTGTATTTACAAGTGGTGCTAAGTTTGTTACAAGCAATCAAGAAATAAAAGCATACATAAAAGATGTAAATGCTAATAAAGAAACTTTAAGACAAGTTTACAAGAAATTAGCTGATGACTATTACACTTTTGGAAATGCTTATGTAGAAGGCGTTTTATATGATGGTGGGGTAAACCTATACCATATAGATGCAACTACTGTTAGAATGGCTAAAAACAAGAAAGAAGTATATGTACACCCAGACTGGGCAAAGTACAATACTATGAAAGACAAAACACAGACTATACCTCTATACCCAAATGTAAAAGGTAAAAGATTTGTGATGCATTTTAAAGATTACGAACCAACATTTACTTACTATGGCTTACCTGACTATGTTGCTGCATTGGATCACATCGCAGTTGATTACGAAATCGGCAAGTGGAATCATACAAAATTCCAAAATGGTTTTCAGCCATCTGCAATCGTTGAAATCTCTGGTGATATGGGTGAAGAAGAAGCGAAAAAACTGGTTAAAGAAGCACAGAAAAAGTTTGTTGGAGAAGGAAACAATGGAAAAATAATGTTTATTGTAAAGAATGGAGATACTTCACCTGCGAATGTTTCTATTATAAAAGATGACCAAGATGGTAGTTGGTTAGATTTACAAAAGATTACTGACCAAAATATTATTACTGCACATAGATGGCAACCTGCTCTTGCAGGTATTGTTAGTTCTGGTAAGATGAACAACACAGGTAGTGAGATTAGAATTGCTTATGATATGGCAATGACAACTGTAATTAAAGATACTTCTGATTTAATCTTAGATGGTATAAAAGATATACTAAATAGAGAGATGGGTTTTATCTCAGAAGAATTATTAATACAATACGAGCCACCAGTATCATTTGCTACTCAGCTTGATCCTACTAAGATACTTACTATAAATGAGCAGAGAAAAATGTTAGATGAAGATTTCCCAATGCTAGAAGAGGGTAATATGTTCTTGACAGATAGAGAACAAATTATTGTTACAAGAGATGATGACCAAGATGGTATTGGAGATAGTGAAAGCGAATTACAAGTAACTGAAGTAGAATCACAAAACGAAGAACAATAATATGGCAAACGTAAATCAATATATACCTCTAGTAAGTGCAGGAGAAGTTATCAGTAATAGCTTTACAAATGCTAATACAGACCCTGCTTTAATATCTAATAATACTATTCTGCTTACAGAACTAGCACACATAAAACCTGCTTTAGGTAAAAAGTTTTACGAAGAGTTAAAGACTCAGCATAACAATGGCACATTAACTGTTGCTAACCAAACTTTAATGGATGATTTTTTAGTAAGATGTTTAAGTTGGTTTGTAAGATTTGAAGTTATAAACGAGGTACAAAGCAATAGTAGTAGTATGGGTATTGTACACAATGTAGATGAGTTTGCTACTATAGTAGACCCTTCAGAGCTTAATTCTTATAAGCAAGACACATATAGAAAGTCTGAGATATATTTAAAAGATATGTTAGATTACATGGAAGATTCTGACCAGAATGGTTTATATCCAACCTACGAATCAGACAGACCTGCTAGAGGTTATGCTTACAAGAATCATGGTATAATAATGTATGATAGTATTTACTCACGACCTAGAACGTATAATTATAATAGTTGGAGAGATTTTTGTCCATGTGATGACTGTTAAAAGATAAAGATATGCCTTGTTACGAATGTGAAAATGGAATGTGGAGATTTGGAGAAACTGGTAGCTGTCAGTATGATTCTAAAGAATCGTGTGAAACTGCCAACAAAGACTATTACGCAAAGACATATAATGACTATCCACAATCTGCGACTAACAATGCAAAGAGAGCAATAAAGTATAAAGAAGAAAATGGTAGTTCTTGTGGTACACAGGTTGGGTGGACAAGAGCTAGGCAATTAGCAAATAGAGAAAGTTTATCAAGAGATACTATAGCTCGTATGGCATCTTTTAAAAGACATCAGCAACACAAAGATGTTCCTTATGATGAAGGTTGTGGAGGTATAATGTGGGATGCTTGGGGTGGAACAAGTGGTGTTGAGTGGGCAATAAAAAAACTTGACCAAATAGATAAAGAGAAAAATAAATTAGATGATAGGTTTAAAGATTACTTAAATAAATATGGCTGCTAACGAACACAAAAATTTAACAGATGTAAACAGGCACAACCCAAAAGGTTTTGAGTCTGCAGGTAATGACACACTACTAAGTAAAACTGTTGGTAGTGGTACAGGAAACACAGATGGTAGTTTGTTATGGACAAAGAAAAACCTAATTAAAACTGATACATTTGACATACAAGGTTATGCTACATTAGGTAATTCTAATTATCACTATGGTGCAAATATGACTGATGGTCAATCACCAAATGAATACAACCAAGACTATGGTTCAGGCACTATTGGTCAAACAGCTTTAGATATAGGTGATTTTTTTAAAGTAAAATCATTTGTAATGCACAATGCTTGTAATGTAAACACTTTGTATATGTGGGCAAATGCAACAAGTGCAGCAACAATAACAGTAGCTTTATGTAAGATGACATTTGTAGCAGGAAATACTGGTGCTATTGATCCAGTACTATTAAACGAATTAACAATAACAGGACAGTCAAGTGAAGATAATTTACAAGTAACTAGGAACTTAACTCCAGAAACAAGTTTAGCAGCAGGAGATGTATTATTTGCAATGGTAAAAGCATCAACAGCAGCAACAACATATTTTAAGTTAGGTATACAAGTTGGCTATGACAATTAATAAACAAAATAAAATGAAAGATACAATTGAAGATACGATACAGGTGGGAATGGCAAATGCAGGAGCAATAGGAATATCGTTAGCACAAGTAAACGAAGTACTAACAACAATATCTTTAATTATTGCAATAGGATTCTCAATTTATAAATTTACAAAAACAAAAAAATAATATGGCAAGTACAGTAACAGCAGCAAATTTAACAGTAACTATAGTAGAATCATACACTTTGAATGGTGTGGCATATGGTAATACTGTAGAGAAAACTTTTACTTCTAAAGGTAAAGTAGACCAAAGAATTTTAAATGTAGCTACATCAGAAACTGCTTTGTTTAACTGGGAAGCAGCAGATAGTGCAGGTGTAGGTGTTGCAGCAGATTATGCTTACTTTAGAATTACTAATTTAGATGATACTAATTTTGTAACACTAAGACTATATAATGGTGCAGATAGTTTTTGGTATAAACTTGCAGCAGGAGAGAGCTTAATGCTAATGAACAATGAAATGGATGCAGCAACAGGAACTACATTTGGTGCTTTAGCAGATATAACTTCTGTATTAGCTCAAGCAGATACTGCAACTTGTGATGTAGAATTTATTGCAGTAACAGCATAGTATGGCTAAAATAGTTTTTACTTTTAGAAAGACTAAGAATAAGAAACGTAAAGGCATACATTCTAAAAATTCTAGTAAAAGTCAGAATGGTTATAAGAAACCAAAAAGAGGTCAAGGAAAATAATGACATTTAGCTACTTTAAAAAAAGTGAGTTTACTTGTAAGTGTGGTTGTAAGACTAACTTAATGGACTTAGATTTTATAGAAGATTTAGATAGAGCTAGGTCTTTTAGTAATATTAAATATAAAATAACATCAGGGTACAGGTGTCCAAATCACCCCCTGTCAATAAAAAACCCTACAAGCAGCCATATAAAAGGAATTGCTTGTGATATAGAATGTAAAGATAGCTACCAGAGAGCATTAATCTTAGGTGGTTTAGCAGAAGCAGGGTTTGTAAGAATTGGTTTGAGTAAAGAAGGTAACTTCATTCATGTAGATTCAGATCAAGATAAGGTTCAGCCAGTTATCTGGTTGTATTAATTAATAATTAAAATAAATAAAATATGGAAATGTTAAAAAAAATGTTTGACTCAAAAAAGTTTTGGTATGCAGTATCTGCAGTATTTGTACCGTTTGCAGCAGCAAAGCTAGGTCTATCAGAAGCAGAAGTAGAGAAAGTTTACTATGCGATACTTACTTTAATTCTAGGTCAGGGAATTGCTGACATCAAGAAATAATGAGTAAAATAGTAGATATGATTACTGGTAGCTTGGTTAAACAAGCTATAAGTCCAATTACTGAAATTGTTAAGTCAGTTTTAGAATTGTTTAAAGACACTAAGGGTAAGTATTCTTCTAAGAGAACAATAAGTGGGGTGTTAGTTATAGCTGCTAGTGCAGATATATCATTAAATGGCATCACATATATGAATTTGGGTTTAAGTTTTTTAGCAGTCTTACCATTACTGTTTTCAGTATTTGAAAAAAATTGTGAAAAGTGTAATTGTAATCTAAAAAAATAGTTACATTTGTGCTTCTATCAACCTTTCTGGTTGGATAATTGTTTTTAGTTTCAAGAGTGGGGTGTTAATAACATCCCATTTTTGTTTTAGAAGCACCTAATATTTTGCTTACATTTAGCAAAACTAAAAATTAAAAAACATGACAAAATTAAAAGGTAAAAGATTAAGACTTTCTGCTGAAGAAGTAGAATTAATAAATGAATCTAGGGGTGTAGATGTAGAAAACATCAATGGTAATACAGCTTTAGAGTTACATTTAAAAGAACGAGGTATAAACAAAGAAGATGTTGTTAGTGTCAAGCATTGGCAAAACATGGGTGGAGAACTAAGATTCTCTATAGTTACAAAACAAGAGTATGGTTTAGATGAAGAGCAAATATTAGATAAGATAAAAAGTCTTATAGAAGATTACTCACCAACCTACAAAAAAATAGACAGAGATTTTAATAATGATCACTTACTTGTTATCAATCCTGCCGACATACATATTGGTAAATATGCTAAAGAATTAGAAACTGGTAATGGATATGACTGTGAAACTGCTGTAGAGAGGGTTTTAGAGGGCATACAGGGACTTTTAGAGAAGTCAGCAGGTTTTGGTATAGAAAAGGTATTATTTTGCATAGGAAACGATATTTTACATATTGATAATGTATACAACCAAACTACTGCAGGTACAAGACAAGATGTAGATGGTAAGTGGTGGGAACATTTTGAGATTGCTTTGATGCTTTATGTTAAATGCATAGAAATGTTAAGGCACATAGCACCAGTAGATGTGTTACACAGTATGAGTAATCACGATTATCAGTCAGGTTTTCACTTAGCTCATGCTTTAAAGAGTTGGTTTAGAAAAGATGATGATGTAAATTTTGACATTAGTGTAGCTCAC